AATCTTATATCTTGTGTGTATTGTGTATATCTATACAGGGATTTACTAAGAAAAGAAAGGAGAATTTCTAAAATGTGCCTATTTTGCGAGGCGTACGATGGCAAGCGGCAAATCGCCGACTGGTTTCTAACTAATGGTCAACGTGTGGATATTTCCGTCGCAATCGTTGAACGGTATTTTACCCGGGAAGACCGGTTCGGCGGCCGCAGCCTGGACTATATCAACGATGGAAAGGGCGCACCCCTGAACTATTGCCCGACTTGCGGAAAGAAACTGAGTGGTACGGCATGGCCAAAATAATCAACTGCCCGAGCTAAAGGGGTATTTCATAAAATACGAAAGGAGAAACCGATTCCGAAACAAAATGCTTATCTTGCCAAGCAGGAGGCTGTTCAGCGGCAGTGCTTCAACGATGGTTGGGAACTCGGAACACAGCAGATGTGCGACTATATTTCCCGGGCCTTGCGAGACCCGGAGGCCATGGGCAAGGACACATTTAGCGGCGCAAGAATCCTGAAAGTCCTGAAGAAAACCAACGAAATCATGCAGTATTTCCGACCAGCGTTCCTGCCAAACGATGAAGCGGATTGGTATCAAGAACAGCTGGACAAGGCTCTCATGGAAGCGTATAATGGAAACGGTGAGACGTTCTTCCCGTTCCGGGAGCGGTACGATTGCCTGAAAGAGTACGACTATAAGTCTGGGAAATGGAGGAGATAGTATGAATCTTTTGAATGAAACCTTGAATATTCTCAAAGAAAACCGTAAAACCCCTGCGGATGTGCGGTGGGTTGGAAGAGAGTCTGTCAATGCGAAGTGCAGCTGGGACGGCTTTGCAAAACAAGCAAACTTCGAGTACGACAATGAATACGGCATTGCAGAAATACCTGGAGACCTGATTGTGGCCGGTGACGATTGGCGGCTTGAGAGGGCGGAGTATGACGGCTCTGAGCGGTGGGAGTTTAAGACCGTGCCAGCAGAGCCGGATTTGGACAGCCACGCATCCAGCCGGTGCCTTGGCCTTGGAGTGGAAGATAGGCTGAGGATAACGCAAGGGCGTAGAAACGGATACTATGAACTTTTACAAGCACCGGAGGGCGTTAGGCTCAAGGGAAATGGTGCCTCGGAGCAGGGCAGCGAAAAACCATCACTCGATGGGAGAGGAGGGCCTAGAGTATATTCTTTCAGTATAAAGTTCCGTGAGGATGTACGCATAAACGCTAATGATTTTTTGGACTTAATTGGGAAAGATCGCAAATTTGCGTTTACTACCAAGAGCGATGACGGAGCTGCGGCAAAAGAACTCATAGGAACGACCAAATCAGTCTCGTTCTACGGTGGGAACGTGGTTAAAATCACAGTTGCGTTTCCTGAGGAAGTCAAAGACTTGGATTGAAGACGTAGAAAAAGCTGGTGAGAAAATGATAAAAACTGCGTAAACTGCGGCGCACCACTTGAAGGAAAAAAGTGTTCGTACTGCGGCACGATGTACAACGACTCCGGTATTGTAGCGTCGTTTGACAAAGACCAATGCACAGGGACATTGGCTATCGGAGGGAACGAATACACGGTCTATCTCGGAACAATGGAAGCATTCACCGTCTGTGGAAGAGCTGGGAGAGACAGTAAAGGGCGGCTCCAAATGGAGAATGGACGGATGATTCACAAATTCACGCTGATAGAAATGTGAGCCTATCTTATTAATTTATATATAATAAATATATATAAGTCTTATATCTTGTAGTGTGTATGTGTTATGGTAAATAATATAATAAATTTACTAAAACAATAAAGGAGGATTACGACTTTGGCAGAAGGTGAAAAGCTCAAAAAGAAACCCTACCAGGTGCCTGACCTGGAACCCGGCGACAACACAAAGTACATCAACCATTCCTTGACCATCATGAAGTGGAATAAGCCGGACATGGACAGCTTGGAGGCGGTGCAGAAACGGTGCTTCGACTATTTCAGCCTGTGCGCTGAGAATGATATGAAGCCGACTTTCGCAGGGTTCGCTTTGGCGTTCGGTGTGGACAGAATGACCATGTGGCGGTGGTGCAACGATCACCCGGAAAGTAGGAAATTAAGCCGCCCTATTCGTGACACCATCAAAAAAGCACGGGATTTAATTAACGCTCAGATGGAGGATTTCATGCAAAATGGCAAGATTAACCCCGTTGCCGGAATTTTTTTGATGAAAAACAATATGAACTACACAGACCAGCAGGAAGTGGTCTTAAAGCCGGATAATCCGCTTGGAGAGCGGGCAGACCCGGAGAAGCTGCGGCAGAAGTATCTGGAAGATGTTCGCGGTAGCGGTGCGACTATCATTGACGCGGAGGGTGGAACGGAATGAGAGAAAAGACGGAATACGCCATCGAACGAATGTGCACAGAGGTTGCCAAAATCCGGATGCTGATGGAGGGCGGCGCTAGGAAACCCGCCTGCGACTTTTGCAGAGAGTGTGTGAACAAACCGGAAACATTCACCGTGGTTGCCCATAGCGGGCGGCAAATGACGGTGACTTGGAATTTTTGCCCAGTGTGCGGTCGGAAGCTCGAGCAACTATAACAGCGACTTTGACCCAGCGACTATAGCGACTATAAAAACGCCCCGGAGGTCTTGCGACTTTCGGGGCGGCTTTCTGCGACTATGAAACGGGAATTTTCGGCTGCGACTTTGCGACTATGGCTCACGAGCTGGGAGCCTTGCGGGGATTTTCAGCCATGACGAAAAAACATGGCGGGAAATCTGATCGGAGCCGGTGCGGCCTGTGTGGAGGTGCTTTTACCCTGTAACAGCGGGCAGAACACAACGGGGCGCAGAAAGCGACAGGCCGGGGAAAAGCTGCGGGGTTGCCCTGGCATATCCGGCACGGGAAACGGGGCAAGGGCGGGCGCTGAACGCTTTACACGCGGCATAAAATACCGCACGGCGTTGTGTTGCGTCCATACGCGCCCATTTTAAGGCGGGAACGATGCTCAACGTTAATTTATATTACAAGAATAAAAACCGCTTAAAAAGCCGCTGAGCGCCTTACAGGGCATAGCAAGAGAAAGCCCCGCCACGTTGGCATGGCAAACGGACAACGCCGCGCCTGATTTGGACGCGGGCAGAAAGAAAAGCCGCCCGGACAATGCCCGGACGGCTTGAATATTATTTGCTTATTTTCAGCAGCTCCGCTAGAACCAGCAGCGGGAAGAAAAGAATTGCAAGGATAATCACGCGCCCACCTCCTCAAGAATCACGGTTACATTATCGCGGCTGCAAAAGCTGCGGACATCGTAGGCCAGATATTTATATGTCCCGGTGTAAAGCCTGAGACAGAGAGTCCCGAACCGGGAGTCTATTTCCATGCGGTTTCTTTTCGCATAGGTGGAAATCAGGGCTGCCGGCGTAAAGTTCGCGCCATGCTCGACGGTCTCGCAGAAAGAACAAACCCATTTAATGCCGTCGTAGTGTTCCGCGCTGATCTCGTTTGCAATGGCGAGAATCTCGGCCGTGGTGTAACTGGGGTTCTGTTTGTGGATGCGCTGTTCCAAGTTGAGATTGCGCCAAGATTGGCCGCTTTCGTCGGTGTATTGCGTGTCGATGTGTAGTCCAATGGGGTTGATGATCTCTCGCACGGGGTGTTTCAGCGGTGCGCCGGTTCGCTTATTGGTATAGCGCGGCTGGCTGCGGTTCTGCCAAAGGGAGAATTCAAGAAAATAATTCCGGCCGTCTTTGCCGGGGATCGTCTCGCCCATCGTGCACACACGATAATTTCCAACGTCGCTTTTAGTGGTGACCGGGACGCCGCCATTAAAATTGCAGCCGCGCTTTTCTAGTAACAGATAGTTCTTACCGTTGATAATCATTATAATATTCCTCCTTGTAATTCTGCGGAGGCCGTGCTATAATAGCGGTGCCTCCCTTGTGTGGTGCGCTCCCGTTGGTCTTGGTAGGATTGCGGGGGCGCTTTTGTTTTGCTCTTGCTTACATTTACTATTATATAGATATTTTCGTAAATGTCAAGCGTTATTTTACAGAAATTCAAGAAAAAATGTAAATTATCAAATCCGGCGCTTCCCGCCCCATCACGGGAGAAGCAGCAGCGAAAGCACCGGGGGCGGGGGATATGGCCGTGCTGGTTTGGAGGGGGTTAGCCCCATAAATACCCGCGAAATCAAAAAGCCCCCCCTTTCAGAAATTCCGGCAAAAACAAAAAAGGCAGTTCCTATTTGTGCATTATTACAGTTGACAAATAATTGTAAATCTGATATTATACAGAAAACAAGATGTACGGGGGAAGCAGAAATGTACGAGATGAAAAAGGCGTGTGTCTATACCAGAGTATCTACAGAGGCTCAGGGAGAGGACGGGAAAGTGTCTTTGCCTGAGCAGGAGCGAATGGCGAAAGCCTGCATTGAAAGCAAGGGCTGGGAATATGTGAAAACCTATGAGGACAACGGGTATACCGGCAGAAACACAAACCGTCCGGGGCTTCAAGAAATGCTTCGGGATATTCGGGCGGGTAAAATCGAAGCTATTGTTATTTTTAAGCTAGATCGGCTTTCCAGAAAGCAACGGGATACTCTAGCGATTGTAGAGGACGATTTGTTGGCAAACGGAGTTGACCTCATAAGCCTGAATGAAACGCTTGATACCACTACCCCGTGGGGACGTGCCATGATTGGCATTCTATCTTCCTTTAATCAGTTGGAGAGCGACAATATCGCCCTAAGGACTACCATGGGGCGGTATGCTACAGCCAGAGAGGGCGGCTATGCCGGGGGGAAGCCTCCGCTTGGGTATCGGGCTGAAAACGGGCATCTTGCAGTGGTGCCGGAAGAGGCGGAGATTGTAAAAAAGGTTTTCGAGTTGAGAAACCAGGGCTGTACATTGCAAGGAATCGCAGACAAGCTGAATGAGCTAGGATATCGGAGCAAGAAGGGCAAGGAGTTCAAGCACTCCGCAGTCCAGACGATTCTGGGCAACGAGGATACCTACCGGGGGAATTACCGGTACGGAAAAGAAATGTGTGAGAATACGCACGAAGCAATTCTAAAGGGGTGAGACTGCAAAATGGGAAAAAGAATATCTGATGCCGAACTAAATGAGCGGTATAAAAGTGTTCCACACTTCAATGTAATTGTGCGGGACGGGACAGTAGAGATACCATCCATTTTCATGTTTGAGGGTGGAGAAACGGAGTATTATCCATTTTTACAGGCTTGCCAGAAAATGAATTGCACGGTTCATTTGGTTAATGAGGGCATTACGATTGTGCCTGGCGAAAATGACATGATGCGGCGAGTAAAGGAAATGCTGTACTTCCAAATGGCAAGGTCGCCGGAAATGGTAACGCAATATCTTAATTATGCCCTGTGCGGAAAGAGAATGACCTGGGATGCAGTTCCCGGGCAGCATGAGCCGATTTTGAAGGAGGAATAATTATGCAAGCTGTATCAACCGCCATGTACACGCTTTTTGCAATCGAAATACTTGCACTTCCTATTTTGCTCATCATCTGGGTTATCCGAAAAATACAAAAGAAGCCTAGAATGAAATGGGTCAAATGGTTCTGGCTTTCTTTTGCTTTATTTTTGATAATCGGAGTGTCAACAAATCCTTCCACATGGTGCGAACATGAATACAAGCTGGTGGAAAGCAAAGAAGCATCCTGCACCGAAAACGGGTACGAGAAGTACCATTGTAATCTTTGCGGTGGCGATAAAAAAGAAACCTTAAAGAAACTCGGGCATTCCATGGTAGATGTTCGGCGGGTAGAGCCCACGGACGATAAGGACGGCGAATATGTCCAGAGGTGTACACGATGCGGATATGAAAAAATAGAAGTACTTCCAATGCTCAGAAAATCCGCTGAGCAGAAAACAGGAAGTTCGACATTGAAGAAAACTGAACCTACCACAGAACCCGCAGATACCTCTGTTGCTTACGACGATATATACAATGCATACAAAGAGAACGAGCTTTTGGCAAATGATACATACCGATACAACCGATACCGTATTACTGCGACAATCGACGGAATGAGCACCGGCGGGCTTCTGAATCTGACAGGCGGCGCTACACTGACGATGGAAGCCAGAGCCGGTAATACCATCGTTTACTTCTACGCAGAATTTGAGAAAGATCAGGAAGATGCCCTGAAAACAGTCAAAGTGGGAGATACGATTACATTTGAGGGAAAATGCATTGGAAGAGGTGGATTCACTGACTGCGAACTGAAATAAGGAGGTCTGACCTATGTGGGTGTTGCTAATTATTCTGTTCCCCATATTCGTGCTGATAGAGCTTATGAAGCATGTATAGGGGGCAAACCCATAAGTGAATAAATGTTCCCATAGGTGGGAGCCATAGCCGAAGGGCTGCTTGTGCTGAGATACGCACGGGCAGCCCTTATTTTTGTATCAGGAGGGAATTTATGAAAATCGACGTTTTGGGAGCAGAATATACGCTTACAGTAATTCGGGGAAGCAAAGAGCCAAGGCTCAAGGATTGTGACGGTTTCTGTGACGAAACTACGAAAGAAATGCTGGTTGAAAATTACGAAGACAGCAAGGGAGAACCAAATAGCAAGCAAAACCTTCTGGTTCAGACAAACAAGGTGAAGCGGCATGAGATCATTCACGCATTTCTATTTGAAAGCGGCCTTGCTGAAAATTCCGGCTGGGCGCAGAACGAGGAAATGGTGGATTTCTTCGCAATCCAGTTCCCAAAACTGCTGAAAGCATTTGAACAAGCTGACGCTCTGTGAGGTGAGAGTATGGATTATGAGAAATTGTCAACCTCCATTCTGGGGGCTATCGAGAACAGACCGGGTGATATCGGGGCATACGAAGACCTGTTTTCCCTGTGTCAGGCATGGGCTGAGACTGATTTCACGGCGGCACATCGGGCGAATAAGCATCTGAAATACCTGTGCGCCGAAATAATGGGTAAAGCTCCTACGTCTCAGGTGGAGGGATTCTACAGCCTTTGGCGGCGGGGGCTATTGTTTGAGGCTCCATATGACTTTGACAGCTATCTCACCTATTTGGAAATTGACCGAAAAGCCAAGGAGCGATTCTACCAACCCCGGAAGCGGATCATGGGACGTGTGGTGGAAAATCTGCAAAAACTGGCAGATGATAAATTGGACGAGTTGTTCATTTCCATGCCGCCACGAGTGGGCAAGACCACAATCCTCATGTTCTTTGTGACGTGGCTCATTGGGCGCAACAGCGAGGCTTCCAACCTGTATTCTGCCTATTCGGATGTCATCACGGCAGCGTTCTACCGGGGCGTTTTGGAGATACTGCAAGACCCTACCACCTATCTGTGGCGAGACGTGTTCCCGGAGGCAAAGCTGGTGGAAACCAATGCCAAAGACGAAACGCTGAATATTGACCGGAAAAAGAGATACCCTTCCCTGACCTGCCGGTCGCTGTACGGAACCCTAAACGGAGCCTGTGACTGCAATGGATTTGAGATTTCGGATGATCTGATCGGCGGCATCGAGGAAGCTCTGAACAAAGACCGGCTTATGTCGGCATGGACGAAAGTAGACAACAATCTGCTTCCTCGTGCAAAGGAAAAAGCGAAAATACTGTGGTGCGGCACACGTTGGTCTATGATCGACCCTGCGGGAATCCGTATGGAGTTGCTGAAAAATGACGAGCGCTTCCGTGACCGCCGATTTGAGATCATGAATCTGCCAGCTCTAGACGAGAACGACGAGAGCCAATTCTATTACGATTACGGCGTTGGATTCAGCACTGATTACTACAGGCAGCGGCGGGCTTCCTTCGAGCGGAACAACGACATGGCATCGTGGACTGCTCAATATATGGGTCGCCCTATTGAAAGGGACGGAGCTTTGTTCAGCCCCGGAGATTTCCGGTACTACAACGGCGTTCTGCCAGAAGAGGAACCAGACAGGATATTCATGGCCGTTGACCCGGCTTTTGGTGGCGGTGATTTTGTAGCTGCCCCGGTGTGCTACCAGTACGGAACAGATATCTATGTGCATGAGGTAGTCTATGATGATGGGGACAAGCGTGTGACCCAGCCGCTCCTTGCGAATGCCATTATGCGGAACAACGTGCAGGCGGCTCAGTTTGAAGCTACAAAGGCTACTATGGCGTACAAGGAGGGCGTGGAGGAGCTTTTGAAAACAAGGGGATACCATCTGAACATCACCACAAAAGCAGCGCCCACAGACAAGGCGAAGTTTCAGCGTATCTTCGACAAAGCCCCAGAAATCCGGGAAAACATGATTTTCCGGGAGAGCGGCAAGCGTGACAAGCCCTATTCCCTGTTTATGCAGAATGTGTTTTCTTACACGATGTTCAAGAAAAACGCTCACGATGATGCCGCAGACAGCCTAACCATGGCAATGAACATGGTGCGAACGCTGAATGGGGGTATTGTTGAGATCATGAGGAGGCCGTTTTAGCCAGAAAGTAGCCGATGGTTTACTAACGAGAATTAAGTAGACAACCATCCGCCACTGTGGTATAATGGTAAACGAGAAAATAGATTTCCGGAAAAGGGGGTGCGTAATACGGAGAGCAGACGGTTATTCGGGCGTCGGGTGATTTACACCGAGGTTACGGATATAAACGAGGGGAATATCATCAACGTGCTGCAAAAGGCACTGTTTACGCACCTGCAAAATCAGGCAGAGATTGATTACCTGTACTGGTATTACAAGGGAAAACAGCCAATTCTGAGCCGTGTGAAGGAAGTCCGCCCGGAAATCAACAACATGGTTGTGGAGAACCGAGCAAATGAGATCGTATCTTTCAAATCGGCCTATCAGGTCGGCGAACCAATCCAGTACGTAAGCCGTGGTGGGGACGAAGACATTTCCTCCGAAGTGCTGAAACTGAATGACTATATGCTGTCCGAAGACAAGCCGGAAAAGGATAAGGAACTTGCCGATTGGTTCTTCACTTGCGGTACCTCTTATCGAATGGCTTTGCCGGACGTTCTGGCGGATGTGGAGGAAGACGAAACTCCGTTTGAGATATTCACCCTTGACCCTAGATTCACATTTGTGGTGTACTCTATTGGCCTTGGGCATAAGCCCATGATGGGTGTACGGTATGTTCTAAAAGAGGACGGAACGCTCGTTTTCTCCTGCTGGACAGAAACCAGGTATTTCGAGGTCTGGAACACATGGGCTGTTATTCGCGCAGAAGACCAGATTTTGGGAATCCCGATTGTGGAGTACCCGGCAAACATGGCTCGTTTAGGGGCGTTTGAAATTGTGATTCCGTTGCTTGACGCAATCAACATGACGGAGAGCAACCGAATTGACGGCGTAGAGCAGTTCGTTCAAGCACTGATGCTGTTCCATAATGTTGACATCAGCAGTGAGGACTACAAGAAACTGCGGGACGAGGGCGCAATCAAGTTCAGGGATATTGACGCCACACTGAAAGCGGAGATTCAATATCTGACCTCCGAAATGAACCAGACCCAGACGCAGACCCTTGTGGACAGCATGTATGAAACGGTGCTGACCATCTGCGGAATGCCCAACCGGAACGGAGGGACTTCTACCTCTGACACCGGATCAGCGGTCATCATGCGGGACGGCTGGTCGGCAGCGGAAGCCAGAGCCAAGGACACGGAGCTGGTTTTCAAGAAGTCCGAAAAGGAATTTTTGAAGCTGGTGCTGCGTATCTGCCGGGACATGGGGCATCTGAGCCTGAAACTCTCGGCACTGGAAATCCGGTTCACGCGGCGGAATTATGAGAATATCGCGCAGAAATCAACGGTTCTAACCCAGATGCTTGCTTGTGAGAAAATCGCCCCGGAGTTAGCATTTACACATTGCGGGTTATTTTCCGACCCGCAGTTGGCCTACCGCATGAGCATGGATTACATGGCCGAGCAGGAGAAAAAAGCGGCGAAGCTTGCCGCACATAACGGAGGGAACGGCGATGGAAGCGGAAACCAGACCGGCGATCAGAGTGACGGCGAAGGAAATTCGGGCGATTGAGGAAATCATCCGCCGCCGGAATCAGGCGGAAATCAAAGTCGAACAAGGCCAGATCGTGGTCATTGAGATTCGGCGCAAGAAGGTTAACTGACTGTTTGGCAAAGAGCGCCGCACCTTTCGCGGAAGAGCCACACCAAATGGTATAATTTGTGACTGCTCTAGGGAGCAGCGAACAGCCGAAGGGCTTCTGATACCAGAAATGGTATTGGAAGCCCTTCTTTTTTTACACTGCGGCATAGCCAAAAAGTAAGGCACATGGTTTTGACCCATGTAATGGAAGTTCGATTCTTTCTGCCGCAACCAGCGGGGGGCTGGACAATTCAAGCACGCCGGTAACTGCTGTATGCGCAAGGCAGCCAAAGCGAAGGAGAAGGAACAGCATTGTGTGATAAGTGTACATAAGCGCACGATAGCTCAAAGTAGCTTGCCCCGTCCCGCAAAAACATTCCCTCGGCCACAAGCCGAGTACATGAAGAATAGAAGACTAAAATTTGGCGCGGCAGACAGCGAGTGGGGTTCACCTCTCCCCCCACAGAAGGACGTTCAAATCGGCCTCGCGCCATATATATCGCCGATGGCCTCCCTATCGGCGATGAAACCCGGAAACGGGCAAAGCGGTTCCCCGGCACCGTAAGCCGGGGATATGTGGGTTGTTAGCTCAGTTGGTAGAGCAACGGACTGTTAATCCGCAGGTCACAGGATCGAAGCCTGTACAGCCCTCCATAACAGCAGCAGGGAAGCTGCTCTATCAAAAACGCAGACGGGAGACAACCCGTAAAAACAGAGATCACGGCGGAGGGAACCGCCTCACCAAACGCAGGAGGAATAATTATGGCAAAAATCGACACAAATCTCATTGAAGGTTATGCGGACATGACCCCGGAACAGAAGCTTGCCGCTTTGGAGGGCTTTGAGTACGAGGACAACGCCGTAGAGCTGGAAAGGCAGAAAAACGCGCTGTCCAAGGCCAATTCCGAGGCTGCGGAATGGAAGCGTAAGCACAACGCGCTTCTGACTGATGAGCAGAGGAAGCAACAGGAGCAGGCCGAAAAGTGGGAGAACATGGAAAAGGAACTGGCCGGTCTGCGGAAGGAAAAAACCGTTGCCGGTTACAAAGCAAAGCTGGTTGCTCAGGGCTATGATGAAGCCCTTGCGGACGCTACTGCTGCGGCCATGGAATCCGGCGATATGGCTACGGTTTTTGCCAACAACCAGGCGTTTTTGGAAAAATATGCCCAAAAAGTCATTGCGGACAAGCTGAAAAGAACGCCCAGAGGCGCGGATGGAAACCCCGGCGGCGCAATGACCAAGGCGGATTTCCTGAAACTCGACACCAAATCCCAGATGGAGTTTATCAAGAACAATCCTGACTGGAAAACAATTTTGAAATGATTATGGAGGTAAAACATTATGGCTACTTATCTTGGCTTTCCGTTTGACCCCGAGCTGTTTAACTACAACTGGGCAAATGCGAAAGACCCCACCCTGACCGCGATGTTTGAGAGCGGCGCTGTCGCCCCGAACGCAGAGCTGGCGAGTTTGATTTCCAACGGCTCCGATTTCTACACCCTGCCGTTCTACAAAGTTATTGGCGGCACTCCTGAGAACTACGATGGCGCGACTGACATCACCCTGACCGACCCCGAAGGCAGCGCTCAGAATGGTATCGTGTTTGGCCGCGCCCACGGCTGGAAGGAGAAGGACTTCATCGTTGATTACAACAGCGGTGCCGACCCCATGCAGCAGATCGTGTCTCAGGTGTCCAAGTATTGGCAGAAGCAGCGCCAGTCCATCATGCTGAAAATCCTGAATGCGGTGTTCGGTGTGACCGGCAGCGGTGAGTTTGCCGGTTGGGCGAACCACATCACTGACCTGTCTTCCACGTCCACCACCGTTGCGGACGCAAACAAGATGGGCGCTACCACCATTGGCGATGCGATTCAGAAGGCCGTGGGCGACAATCAGGACGCTTTCCGGCTGGTGTTCATGCACAGTAAGGTCGCCACCAATATGGCTGGCCTGAAGCTGCTGGACTTCCTGAAATACACCGACGCCAACGGCGTTGAGCGCCCCCTCCGCATTGGCACCGTGAATGGCATGACTGTTGTCGTAGATGACAGCTGCCCCGCCACCGCCGCTACCAGCGGAGAAAGCGCGAAAGCGGCCACCTACACCACCTACGTCCTCGGCCTTGGCGCAATTCAGTACGCCCCCGCTCCCGTGAAGGTTCCTTCCGAGCTGACCCGTGATGCTCTCAAGGGCGGCGGCTATGACGCTCTGGTGACTCGTATCCGTGAAACCATGCACCCCAACGGTTTCAGCTTCACGAAGCCAACTTCTGGCTATACCGCCTCTCCCACGGATGCACAGCTTGCGGCATCTGCCAACTGGTCTATCGTGGCCGACCCGAAGACCATTGCTCTGGCAAAGATCATCACCAACGGCTAAGGAGGTTCACCATGTTCTATGTTTCTGACGGGAAAGTGTATGTGCGCGAGGAAGATCACTTTCGCAACGTGGGCTTTACCGCAAAGGACAAGGTGATTACCCGGCGCGAACTGGAGAGCACTTCTGTGGTGATGGGAACGGTAGTCGTTGATACCCTCAACGACCCCGTACCGCTCACCCGCGAGGAAGTTATCACCAAGTTTTGTTTATCGGAGAATAATCCTATTCCCGTTATCAAGAAACCACGCAAGAAGGCGGGAGAACCCGTAGAATGAAAGGAGGTAAGAAACCGTGCAGGAAGCCGAGAAAAACGCATTGGTAAAAGCCATGGCGAATGAAACCGACGAAAGCACGGTTTCTGCCTACCTTGGCATTGCGGCAAGCAAGATTTGCCGCAGGGCATACCCGTTTGACCCTTCTATTATGGAGGTTCCGGAGCAGTACAGCCATCTACAGGTGGAGATTGCTACGTATCTTCTGAACAAGCGGGGCGGCGAGGGGGAGCTGTCTCACAGCGAGAACGGCATTTCCCGCTCCTACGAGAACGGGGACGTTCCGGAATCCATGATGCGACAGATCGTTCCCATGGCCGGGGTTCTGTGAGGTGACAGTATGAGAATCATGGAGCGAAACAAGCAAAGCTTCTGGTATCTGCTGTATGACCGGAAAGTGCCTGTCACCGACGAAGACGGCAACGAAACCGGCGAGGAAACTGTTGTGTACAAACCTGCCGTTTCCTTCCGCGCCAACGTATCCGCTGCGACCGGGGCTTCTCAGGTGGAGCAGTTCGGCAATCTTGCCGGGTATGACAAGGTCATCGTTACGGATGACATGACCTGTCCCGTTGATGAGAATACCGTGCTGTTTCTGGACAAGGAGCCTGTGTATGACGAGGACGGGAAGCCCCTGTATGACTACATGGTCAGACGGGTGGCAAAGTCTCTGAACTCAGTGTCCATCGCCGTTACGAAGGTGAGCGTGTCGTGAGCTACAAGAAAATTGTGGTTCCGCTGTCGGTTCCCGGAATTCAGAAGATTCAGGACGAATTGAAGGAATACAAACGCTGGCAGAAGGACAAGGCAAAGGAACTGGCCGAAAGGCTGGCAATGCTGGGCGCTTCTGTGGCTTCCATCCGGTTTTCGCGGGCTGCTTACACCGGGATGAGGGATGCAACCGTGTCCGTCGTGGCAATCCCGAATGGTTACGCCGTAAAGGCCGATGGGGAATCCGTCCTTTTCATTGAATTTGGAGCCGGTATCACCTACGGAACCGGACACCCGGAAGCGCCGGAGTTTGGCATGGGGGCTGGCACCTACCCGGACGGGAAAGGTCATTGGGACGACCCCAAAGGCTGGTATCTGCCCAAAGACAAGGGCGGCGGCCACACATACGGAAATCCTCCTGCAATGCCCATGTATGAGGCGAGAAAAACGATTGAGCAGGAGCTTCCGAGAATCGTTATGGAGGTGTTCAGAGCTTGATTGATATTGAAAAGCTGATCTATACCCCCATTGCCGAGGCTCTGCGAAATCGCTTCAAGGGCATTTCGGTATCCGGAGAATATGTGAACGCTCCTCCAAAATTCCCCTATGTAAGCATCGTAGAGCAGGACAATTATATGTCCGCGAACAGGCTGGACAGCAGCGACCGGGAAAAGTTTTCCACGCTGATGTACGAGGTTAATGTCTACTCCGACAAGGCAGGAAGCAAGAAAAGCGTATGCCGGGAGATTGTTGGCGTTATAGACGAAATGCTCTACAAACGGAATTTCACGCGAATTTCGTTGTCCCCTGTTCCGAATATGGAAAACGGGACGATTTACCGTCTGGTAGCCCGGTACCGGGCGGAGACGGACGGCGGAACAATTTACCGCAGGTAAATATGCTTTACCTTTCCGTAAGGGCGGAAAGAGAGCCGAAGGGCTGCTTCACAAGAGGCAGCCCGTTTTTTATTACAACGAAAGGATGATTAAACATGGCCATAAGCACGTATCGCGTTTTCCTTATGAAAAAGGGAAGCACCGGCAACACCTACGAAAAGCTCATTGACATCAAGGAGTTCCCTGATCTGGGCGGCGATCCGGAGATGCTGGAAACCACTACCCTGTCTGACAAGATGCAGACCTACATCGCCGGTATCCAGTCCTTGGATGCCCTCTCCTTCACGGCGAACTACACCTTGGATGACTACAAGAAGCTGGTGGCTCTCAACGGAAAGACCGAGAGCTACGCTGTGTGGTTCGGCGGAACCGGTGACGGCACGAACCTGACCCCTACCGGCTCTGACGGCAAGTTCAAGTTCGATGGTCAGCTGACTTGCTACCCCACCGGCGGCGGCGTCAACGAGGTTGTAGACCTGAACATTTCCATTGCCCCGTCCACGCCCATTGAGCTGGACGACGCGACCTGAGCCAAAACACAGACCACACATTTTTAAGGAGGATTAGCGATGGCTAAGAAAATCTGCATTCCCTACAACGGCAAGAAGTACAACTTGGAGTTCACCCGCTCCACGGTTTCCGCCATGGAGAAGACCGGGTTCTCCATCAATGAGCTTGGCGACAAGCCCGCTACCATGATCCCCATGCTGTTCAGCGGCGCTTTTGCGGCAAATCACCCCAACACCAAGGTTGCTACCATCAACAAGATTTACGACGGTCTGAGCAACAAGTCCGGCCTTGTGAAGGTGCTGGCGGAAATGTACTCCGAGGCCGTGTACACCCTGCTTTCCGATGATGAAGAGGAAAACGAGGGAAACCCCGGCTGGGAAGCAGTAGAGTAAGCGAACTTCTTTCCGAAAACGGAGGGGGTGGGGAGACCCCTACCCCCTCTTACGCTTACACAAATATCTTCAAGAAGTTATTCCCGTACTATCTTGCAATCGGCATGACCTATGACCAGTTCTGGAATCAGGACGTGGAACTGGTGAAAGCCTACCGGGAAGCTGACAAGATCAAACGGGACTTGAAGAATCAGGATATGTGGATGCAAGGGGCTTATTACTATGAAGCCCTTCTGGATGCCGCCCCGGTTCTGCGGTTCAGTTTCAGCAAGAAGCCGCCGAAGCCGGTTCCCTACCGGGAGCAGCCCTTTGAGCTGCACACTGGGCAGCGGAAAGCAGCGGATAGTGGAGAAAAGCAGCTGACCCAGCAGGAAAAGAGCGACAAAAAGGCGAAAGCCATGATGGAGATGTTTATGGTATCCATCAACAAGAAATTTGAGAAGAAGGGCGGTGAAGGGAATGGCTGACAATGTGGAAATGCAGGGCATTGAGTTTCAGATTGTGAATGACAGTGCCGCGGCATCCGCAGGGGTGGAGGTTCTGGCAAAAAAGTTGTCAGAGCTAAAAACGTCGATCAGCGGTTCCACAACTGCCCTTTCCAAAGTTGCAGCAGGAATTTCGCAGATCAAGAATGCCGTGAACAACATGAATACCGGCGATTTTGCGAACAAGATAAACCGCATTAGCAGCTCCCTGGGCAACCTGAAAGACCAGACGGATAGCCTGAAAATCTCCGCGTCCATCGGAAACCAGCTGGCGGCCATCAATCAGGCAATCACCAATCTGCCGGACACCCCCGGAGAAAAACTGCGGAATCTGGCATCCGGATTGCAGCCTCTGTCCGAGCTTGGCCGGTCTAATATGACTTCCTTCATCAACCAGCTGAAAAAGCTGCCAGAGGTCATCCAGGAGCTTGAGAAAGCGGATATTGATAAGTTCACTCAGCAGATGAAAAACTTGGCAGCAGCCATGAAACCGTTCGCTGACGAAATGAACAAGGTTTCCTCCGGCTTTTCGGCATTTCCAAGCAGAATTCAAAGGCTGATTACATCGACGGAGCAGTACAACGGTACGGTAAGGCGGGCAACCACAAGCACAAATGCTTGGAATAGTGCGCTCAAAGCAATCAGTTTTGCGGCCATATACCGGGCGGCGGCAAAGCTCCTGGGTATCGCAATTGCAAAATCGTCCCAGTATACGGAGGATTTGAACCTGTTCACCGTTTCAATGGGGAAGTACGCCGAGGAAGCCTATAACTACGCCCAGAAGGTTTCTGATGTAATGGGCATTGACCCCGCTGAATGGATGCGGAACCAGGGTGTCTTTAACACCATTATCACAGGTTTCGGTGTGGCTGGTGACAAGGCAGCGTTCATGGCCAAGAACCTGACGCAGTTGGGCTATGACCTTGCCTCCTTCTATAATATCGATTTTGAATCGGCAATGCAGAAGGTTCAGTCCGGTATTTCCGGAGAACTCGAACCTCTGCGGCGGCTTGGCTACGACCTGTCTGTTGCCCGGTTGGAGCAGGAACGCTTGAATCTCGGAATTGACAAGAGCGTTTCCTCCATGACCCAGGCTGAAAAGTCCCAGCTCCGCTACTATGCCATGATGACCCAGGTAACACAGGTGCAGGGTGATATGGCACGAACGCTGGAAAATCCGGCAAACATGCTGCGGGTACTACGGGCGGAACTGGAACAAGCCGCACGTGCCGTGGGAAACATCTTTATCCCGATTCTGACGAAGGTTCTGCCAATTGCTATTGCCGTGGCAAGCGCCTTGCAGGAAATCATAGCGGCCATTGCCGCCCTGTTCGGGGTAACGGTAAAGTCCCCGAAATGGGGGGATGCGATTGGGAGCGCTTCTGCCGGGAGCGGCGCCATTGCCGACAACATGGACAGTGCCGCCGGTTCGGCGAAGGAGCTGAAACGATACCTTGCCGGGTTTGATGAACTGAATGTCCTCCCCGACCAGAATCAGGGCGGCAGTGGAAGCGGAGCCGGCGTAGGCGGTGGAGACCTTGGCTTGGACTTGCCGGGGTATGATTTCCTGAAAAATGCAGTAACCACGCAGATTGACGAGTGGAAGAAGAAACTGGAGCCGCTTGTTTCCTTTGTTAAGGACAATCTGAAAGAGATTCTGGGGCTTATTGCCACAATCGGAATTGCGCTACTTGCATGGAAGTTATCAAACGATTTCCTGAACGGAATTATGGCGCTCAAAACGCTTGGGAAAAACGGCCTTTCCATTCCGCTTACGATTTCCGCAGGCGTGATTCTGACAGCCGCCAGTTTTTCAATCGAGTTTAGAGCCATTAAAGACGCCATCGAAGATAAGCTCAATAGCTTCAATTTCGGGGAGATCATTCTGAGTGGTTTAGGCGGAACTGTAGGCGCTGGGGTTATCGGAAAAGGAATTGGGCAGCTAATTTTCAAGGCGTTCAAAGGAAGCGCTGTAGCCAAGGCGATTACTGCGGGCGGCGGAACGATAAGCACGGGACTTATCGGGGCAGCCATCGGTGGAATCGTTGCTGGAATCCCAATGTTCGTTACCGGGGTATACGACGCAATCATGAATGGGCTGAATACCCTAAACGGCTTATTGATTCCTGCGGGGTCTACATTAGCTGCTACGGGAATTGGCGCAATCATTGGTACGGCGATAGGCTCTGTCGGCGGCCCTGTTGGTGCAGCTATCGGCGCACTCGTTGGCCTAGCAGTAGGCGCACTGACAGACCTTGGTATTCTGATTTACCAGAAGTGGGATGAAATCTGCGCATTTTTTGCACCTGTTGCGGAATGGTTCAATATAAACGTTGTGCAACCAATATCCGGATTCTTCTCCGGACTTTGGACGGATATTGTTAAAACGTTTTCACCAGCTGTTACATGGTTCTCTGATCTGTGGAAAAGTGTAAGCCAGACATTTGAGGATGTCTTCTATAACATCGGAGTGCTTGTGAGCGGAACGTGGGAAACCATCAAGATTGTTTGGGGAATTGTTTCTGACTGGTTTGACACAAATGTTATCCAGCCTGTCGCCTCGTTCTTCTCCGGCCTTTGGGATGGCATATCTTCCTGGGCCATAAAATCGTGGAATAAAATCAGCACTGTTTTCTCTGGAATTGCAGCCTGGTTTGACGCAAACGTCATTCGCCCGATTGTTGGATTTTTCACGGATTTGTGGACAGATATAACGGTTATATTTGGGAAAGTAGTCGGATTTTTCAAAGGAATCATAAACGGCGTTCTTTCCGGACTTAACTCGGCAATCAGCTACGCATTCGGCGGAATCAACAGCATTCTCCGCAGTATACGAGGATTCAGCATTGCAGGATTTACCCCGTTCTCCGGGCTCCGGGAAATCAGCGTTCCTCAAATTCCGATGCTTGCCGATGGCGGCTTTGTAGACCAAGGCCAACTCTTTATAGCCCGTGAAGCCGGCGCAGAAATGGTTGGCTCTATTGGCAGACGGACAGCAGTTGCCAACAATGACCAGATCGTTGAGGGCATCGCAACGGCCACCCGTGAAGGAAACGAAGACCTTATCAACGCTCTGTACGCTGTCGCTCAGCAGATTATCGCGGAAATGCGGAATCAGGACAACGGAGGTGGCGGTGGATATGACTTCGACCGGGCTGTCCGGGATGCTCAGCGCAGGAACGCAAGAATGTATGGATAAACGGAAGGAGTGAAAACGGCATGAAGATGATGCTCAAAATTAACGGCGTGGACTTCATGCCGTTCATTGCAAAGCAGGGTGTGAAGTGGCAGCGCAATGACATTGATGCCCCCAATTCCGGGCGCACCATGGACGGACAGATGCAGCGTGGCCGGGTGGCTACCAAAATCCGTCTGGACATCACCTGCCGCCCACTAAAGGCTGAGGAAGCTATGACCGTGTTGCATACCATTCTCCCGGAATATGTGACCGTGGACTACTACGACCCTATGAGCGGGTACCGCAACAATGTGACCATGTACTCCAACAATAACCCTGCATCTTTCCTGATAGAGAAGCCGGAAGACGATTGGTGGAGCGGCATTACCTTTCCCCTGATTGAGAGGTGACGGGCGCTTATGCAGAACGTATCACAGGAATACCGGGACATTGTAGCTGGCAACCACTGGTTTGAAAACCGCCTCTGCATCGGTGATACCGGAAAGCTAATTGACAAAAGCGGAAGCGCAATCACGTTCGGCGGAGTGCGTATTCTGGTAGATAGCGGTGGCGCTGAAACCGGATACGGTGAAGAACTGCTGATATCCATGGAGCAGAAGCAACCGCTTCTTTCCGATTCTCCTGACGTTGGAAAAACCTGCGCCGGTGAGATCAACGTTGAAATGATTCATCCATATGGTGATATCCCAAAACGTGCGCTTCTTCGGCCATATATCAGAGCTGCAAATGAGAATGCCGCCTCTGAATGGCTGCCACAAGGAAAGTATTACATTGACAAACGGAGCGAAGGAGAGATCGGTGACCGGACAAAGCTAACGCTCCACGGATACGACGGAATGCTTCTTCTGGAAGAAGACTATCCGGCAGAATCCTCACTTAACTGGCCTGCAAGTGACATTGAAGTTCTGAAAGAGATTTCCGATGCAGTCGGCATCTCGCTGGATAGCCGGGTATATCAAATCGTCACCTCTGGCTACGAAATCCCGTACCCTGCCGGGTACAGCTGCCGCGAGGTCATTGGCTACATCGGCGCAATGTACACCGGCTCCTGGGCTATGACGGCCACCGGAGAATTGATGCTGGTCACGCTCACGGGGCTTCCGAAGGAAACCAGCTATCTGATTGTTGGCGGAAGCGATAACAGAGCGATCACGTTTGGAGGTGTCAGAATCCTTGTTTGATAAGTTCATCATCGGGTCTGCCGCCGACAGCCTGAAAATATCAGACCCACTCAGCGAGTACAGCCGCGTCACGTTGAAGGTTGCTGACGGCGTGGAGTATACGGCGGGTACAGACAGCGGCAAGGAACTGATCTCCGAAAACCCTTTCGGAACTCAGAAAATGGCAAACGACATGTTGGCCAGAATCAACGGCTATTCCTACCAGACGTATACGGCTACAGGCGCAATCTTAGACCCGGCGGCGGAGATTGGAGACGCGGTTCAGGTTAAAGGAACCTATGGCGGCATTTACAGCGTGTCAAAGTCCTACGGGAAAATGATACGCGCAGATGTTTCCGCCCCCGGCTCTGAGGAAATCGACGAATCCGCTCCCTATAAATCCCACGAAACACGTAAGGTAGAACGTCAGTTTATAGAAACCCGGGCACAACTGAAAATTCAGGCCGACCAGATTTCCGCCGAAGTCTCTGCCCGTATCGAGCAGGGGGACGAACTCACCTCGCGGCTGGACATTCAGAGTGACCAGATCTCCGCACGGGTGACCAAAACCGGCGGTAGTAGTTCGTCCTTCGGTTGGGAGCTGCTTAATGATTCCTGGACGGTCAAGGCCAACAATACCACGGTGTTCCGAATCACCAAATCCGGCGCAGAAGTCCGTGGAAAGTTCATCGCCTTAAGCGGCAAAATCGGCGGTCTTGATATCCAATCCGACTACCTAAGCTATAACAATCAGGTCTGGAACGGCACCAACAGCCGGGGTATTTACATTGGTGTCAACGGCATTCAGTGCGGCTCTGAGGCTAACGGCGTGCAAATTACGCCGACCGGGAATCTGTATGCGGAGAATGGCTATTTCCGGGGAAGCGTCAGCGCTGGTATGATTGACTACGGTGGCAACGATGGCTATTTCAACGGCGAGGGGCTAGAATCTCGCAGTGTCTCCGGCCTTGAGATTGCGGCCAGCACTGTAAGCACGACTAACACCACTGGCGGTATCAATACCTCGCTTGGATATGCGGATTTCGCAAATGGTGTGTTCAATGGGTGGAATACAGCACCCAGTGTATCAACCGAAGACAGAGGACTGGTAATTGGAGGCCATACGGTAGCTATAGCTTCTACATCGTTCAGGGACGGAAACGGCGGAACAATATCTCTACAATACCTAACATGGATTTGATATGACCGATTATACTAGGAGGTTTCTATGGAAAAACTGAAAACCGCAACAGGCAAAGAATTCGACTGCGATTATTTCAACCCCTTTCCTCAGGCGAGGCAAATCAATCTGCGGGTGCTGAATACGTCGCTGCCGACAGTGGCAACTGTATTTGCTGAGCCACAGGAAACCGTGCAAATGTGGTTCGAGGGGCAGTACGCCGCCCAATATACGAAGCTAATCGCTATCGTACCGGAAAACGGCGCGGTGCGTGTGGTGCTGGGAAAGGAGTAAAAATGAACCCTGTAATGAAACTTAGGGCAGTCCTGAATACCCTTGAGGGCGTTCAGGTCGCAGGACGGGAGAACTGGGACAGGATGCTGGGCAGTATGCAGGCCATTGAAGAAGTGGTGCAGGCGCTGTCTGCGCCTCCTGCACCTGACAAGGAGACTGAACAGGAGGAAGCAGATGGCAGATAAAGCAATATCCGAGCTGATTGCAGCGGAACAGATAAAAGCTGCTGACCTTTTTGTCCTGGAACAGGACAGCGCGGCAAAGAAGCTGACGGGACAAATTCTGCTGAACTGGCTGACCGCCGCCGCTGACGGCCATGGCGGTATCAGCAGCATCGTGAAGCAGTCCACAAGCGGCATTACGGATACATACCGAATCACCATGGCGGACACCACGACCTTTGACTTCACCGTAAAAAACGGTCGGGGCATCTCAACCATTGCCAAAGTCTCCGCCAGCGGGCTGGTAGACACGTACCGTATTACCTATAACGATAATACCACCAGCACGTTTACCATCACGAACGGCGCGAAAGGTGACAAAGGCGACAACGCATACGTCTGGATTCGGTACGCGTCTCAGAAGCCCACGGCGGCTTCTCACAGCTTCGGTGTCCTCCCTGACAACTGGATGGGCGTATACAGCGGCAATTCCGCAACTGCCCCAACGGATTGGACGAAGTATCAGTGGTTTGAGATCAAGGGCGAAAAGGGCGACATCGGGAACCCGGCGCTGTTGACCAGCCAGTCCGTAACATATCAAGCCAGCACATCCGGGAATGTTATACCGTCCGGAAACTGGCAAGGCAGCATTCCCACGGTAGCACAGGGCGCTTACCTGTGGACGCGAGTTGCAATGACGTTCAATTCCGGAACCCCGATTTATGCCTACTCCGTCTCCCGTATGGGCTTGGATGGCACCGGAGCTGTATCCAAAGTGTGCGGCAAAGAACCTAACTCCAATGGCAACGTTGAGCTAGAAGCTGAAAATGTTGGGGCGTTGCCTAGTGCTGGCGGTTTAATGACCGGAAGTATTGTCATGAACTCCCATCAAATCAAAGCATTAGGCGTGCCCACGGACAGCGCTGATGCTGCAACCAAGGGGTTCGTAGATACGGCGTTAAGTAATGCCAAAACGATTGCAAAGACTGCAACGTTAACTGCTGCTGGTTGGTCTGCCAGCGCCCCGTATACCCAGTCTGTTACGGTCTCCGGTCTGACGGATACAAAACGTGCGATGGCTTATCCAGTGTACGGGAGCAACACGGCCACCAATCTTGCGCTGAAAGAGGCGTGCGGTATGGTGAGCTTCGCTTCCCGGTCAGGCGGCGTGCTGACGTTTACCTGCCTTGAGGACAAGCCCACGGTGGACATTCCGATTACGGTGGAGGTGTACGTATGAGTATTGCAGTGCCTTTATATGGATTTGGTGCCAGCGGCGGCACAGGCGGCACCCTGACCGTCACAGCTCCAGCAAACGTCACGGTGACTGTTTCCAAGGACGGCAAGAGTAAGATCAAGAACTCCGGCACCAGCGGCGTGGTTGTCTTCAAGGGGCTTGCAAGCGGGACGTGGACAGTTACCATCACCAGTGACGGCAAGACCGCCCAAAAGAATGTTGTGGTCACAACCGATTATTCCACCGTGATTGCATTTTTCGCAGCTACTATCAACATCACCTATCCCGCCGGTTCGACCTGTACTTGCTCTGACGGCACAACGACTCTATCCGCCCCTGATACTAGCGGTACATGGGCTTGCATTGTGCCGAACACCGGGACGTGGACGGTGACCTCCACAAGCGGGACGGAGACCGACAGCAAGGCTGTGACTATCACTACGGATGGTCAGAGCACCTCTGTGGAGCTGAGCTATGCGCTGTTCCTGTTCAAGCCAAATGCCCCGAGCGACATTATAGCCGGTGAGTGGGAAATGCCTGAGAACAGCACTGTAACCGCAGAAGCAGAATTGGCGGTTAAGTCGGTAAATAACTACAACGGCGGCAGACTCATTTCTGTACGTACAAAAGGCCAAATTGACCTGACAGAGTATAGCACGCTTCAAGCGACGTGCAAAGCGTCGGGCGGCTCCAATACAAAATTGGAGGTGTACAGTGGTTCGTCCGTAGTTGCTTCGACAGCAATCGGTACCGATCTTACCACGGTAACGGTTGACATATCTGCCCTGTCCGGGCTTCACAGTATCGGTTTTGGCGGTAGACATACCGCGTATTTGACGATTACGTACACCGCGACGGAAATCAAATTGATGAAATAGGAGGGCGGCGCATGAAAACGATTTACATAGATTCCAGTTTTAAGTGTCACACCTCCACCGCCGAGGGGCTGACCACAATCGAGACAGACGCATTCGATGGTAAGTGCGACGCTTACATTGAGGGCTACCGCTTCATCCCGGCAGGGCAGA